ATGAAGCCTATATCTTTAACTATAGAAGCCTTTGGTCCGTATCGAGATTCGGTTGCCTTAGATTTTAGCGAATTAGAGAATCATTCTATGTTCCTCATCTCCGGACCCACAGGAGCAGGAAAAACCTCCATTTTAGATGCTATGGTGTACGCCTTATATGGTGAGCCTAGCGGAGAAGCGCGTAAAACTGATGCTATTCGCAGCGATTTTGCGGAACCTGAGCGGATGACGCGTGTAGACTTTTCCTTTGCCATCGGAGATGCTCAATATCGTGTTGAAAGATTACCAAAACAGATGGTAGCCAAAAAACGCGGTACAGGTATGCGCGAACAGAACGCTAGTGCCACTGTCTATGAAATGAAAGCTGGTGAGTGGAAGATTATCGCCACCTCTGCGGCTGACATTCGCGATACGATTCAACGAATCATAGGTTTTCGGAAGGATCAATTTTTACAAGTGGTTCTATTGCCACAAGGGGAATTCAGAAAACTCCTTGTGGCCTCTACAAATGAACGGGAGGAATTACTACATACGCTCTTTAGAACAGAGTTATATCGAAAACTACAAGAGGCTCTTAAATCAGCTTATGATGATGCAAAAGCTGGCATTGAAGAAAATTTGATGAAACAAACGGCGTTGATACAGTCTATTCCTCACGATGAAGAGACTCCAGTGCTAACTGTCGAACATGTACGTGAACTATTATCTAATCGAGTACCACATCGTGATGTACTTGTAGTAGAACGAGATAGGGCGGTTAATGAGGTAGAACAATTTAATGCCTTGCGTAAGGAATGGGCCCTATATAATCAAGCGCAACAATCTCTAGCACAGGCTACATCTCGATTAGATTTGGTGAAAGCTAAAGAACCTGAACGCACACAATTGAGTGAAAAGGTTCAATTCCTCAATTCCTTATCTCCAGTTCATGCATTGTATCAACAATATATTGATAAACAGTCTAGTTTAACAACATTAGAACGGGCACTGTCCGATGCAGAAAAAAGTGTGGACACTGCTACTCAACATGAGACTAACTGTATAGAGGTTCATGAAGCGTTAGAATCTCAAGCTGAGACGATACAATCTAAGAGGACTACTTTGGCTCAACTCCAACAACAGTCTGAAAAGTTTGATGAGTTAGGATTGTTGAAAAAAAAGATATCTACACTACGTGGTAATGTAAAACAATTGGATAGTAAAAAGAGTGAAGCTGACCTAGAGATACAACGCCAGCTCATCAAACAGATAGAAGTAGATGTTGAGGGTTTACGTAAACGCTTTCAAGAGAATAGTACACTACTGGAGCAGGTTCCTGTTATTCAAGAACAGCTTAATCATGTGCACAGATATTCTGAGTTGGTAGAAGAAATTAGTCAGGTTCAAAAAGAAATCGACATTAAGGATGAGACATTAGCAGCTCTTGATAAAACAGTGAAAGAGGCGAAGGTACATTTAGAGCGGCTAGAGCATTTAATGCAAGAAGGGCGCGCGTATGAACTGGTTCCTTTCGTGAAAGAAGATGAGCCTTGCCCAGTATGTGGCTCTACAGAACATCCTCATTTAGCAACTAAGCCAGAATTATATCCTACTAAGGATGAGGTTGAAGCTGCTCGAGGTGTTCGTGATAAAGCGTTACAACAACAAGCGAATGAAGTTGGTCAAAGGGATGCGTTAGTGGGGCGGATGCATGAATTATCTAAGCATATGGACGCACAAGTTTCGATTCTTCAGTCCTCTATAGATGGTTTTTCTAAGGAAAACTTTGCATCGCTTCAACAAGTTCTGTTATCTCAAATGGAACGATTCAAAACGTTACGTGGTGAATCTGAACAGCTAGGTAAGACTATTTCTGATGCGGAGCGTAGGTTAAGCACCGCTAAGGATACGTTGGCTAAATCAGAACTTGCGCATAATGAATTGCTTAAAGCATTGCATGAACTAGAGATTAGTATCAGTTCTGTACAAGCAAAAATAGATTCCTTATCAGAGTCGTTGCCTACTACGGATATAGAGTTGTGGCGTAAGCAAGTGACATTCTTAGCATCAGAAATTAAAGAGTATGATGCGCAGTTAACAGTGACTACAAAACAATTAGAGGAGGCTCGAGGGCAGCTAAGTGCTAAACGTGGTCGACTAGAAATCTTATCTTCTCAAGTAAAAGAAGAACAAAAGAATCTTGATTCGCTCCATGGGGAATATATACAGTCATTGCAATCTATATCGTTAAGTGAAATTGATTTTGTAGAAGCGTTGAGTGACTTTAATGCGTTAGAGAATTTTAAATCTAAGTTATATGACTTGGAAGAGGCCTTTAGTACAGCACAAGCTGTATATGATGCGGCACTAAAGACTACGGAGACTGTGGTTAAACCTAGCGATACCGTTTCGGATGAAGTATATGATGCAGCGGTAGAACGTCGTGATACATTGGTGGGCCATTTAGCGGCTTGGGATAAAGAAACACAGCATATAGAAACTACACTTGCTTCACTAGAGGAAATTGAATCGGCTATGGGGGAGGCCCGAGAGAAGGTAGCCTTCTTAAGTCGATTGAATGATCTCGCTAATGGGGGTGAACAAGGTTTTAAAAATGTCACCTTTGAGCGCTATGTATTGGGGGCCATTTTAGATGAGGTTGTTTATGCAGCCAATTTACGTCTTCAAAAGATGAGCCGTAGCCGTTACTCTTTGGAGCGTTCAGACTATACCGGTGGCGGCCGTGGTAAGCAAGGCCTTGATTTGGCCGTAATGGACGCTTTCACAGGACAATCTAGACCTGCGAATACCTTGTCAGGGGGAGAAACATTCTTGGCCTCTATGGCACTTGCCTTAGGTCTTGCCGACGTGATTCAAAGTTATGCCGGTGGTATTCATATGGATACGATGTTCATTGATGAAGGGTTTGGTACACTTGATCCTGATACATTGGAGCTCGCTATGGAAACATTGGTACAACTACAATCATCGGGGCGCCTCATCGGCATGATCTCCCATGTACCTGAGTTAAAGACGCGGATACCTGCCCATTTAGAAGTCACACGTGGTGATGAAGGTAGTACGGCAAAATTTGTGATTAACTAGCTATACATTTACAAAATGTGATACTATTAAAAGAGGATATTAGAATAACCATAAAAACCCAGTAAACACGCGTGTTACTGGGTTTTCATTTGCTTAAAATTATCAAAAATCGCTATATTTCGTTACGGTAGCTCACCCGTGGCTCACCCTTAATTAGGTCATCGTAGGTCGGTAATTTATTCACCGCCTCTACATATTGATTCGTAGTCTTATGCGTGTAAATGTCTTGTGTGATATTGCTGGCCGTGGAGTGGCCAACAATATGCTTAACAATAATTTCCGGAATTTCTGCATTACTGCACATGGTGATAAACGTGTGTCTTGTATCGTGTGGTACATGTTCGCCCAAGTTGAGTTCTTGGCATACTTTAGTAAAATGAGTACGATATATGGTCTTACTAGGAGATTTAAATAACCTATTGGAGCGTTTGAATTGAGCTTCACTGTAGAAGGCAGATATAATTGGATAAATACATTCCGCTATTGGTATGATTCTACGTTTACCTGCGTCCGTTTTAGATCCACCAATCATGTATCGTTCTTTTAGATGCACATCCTCGATTTTAATACCGTATAATTCAGAAATTCTGAGTCCTGTGTAAATATAAAGTAGCAATATTTGAGCCGTACGCTCGTTTTTATGCTCCCATAGTGTAATTATATGGCTCGGAGTAAAAACTTTCGCTATGCGTGTGCTAGGGGCGTTTTTTGAGATTATAATATCACGCATATAATTCTTTGTTAGCACTTCATGCTTTATCCCGACATTCATCACACGAACCAAGATAGCTTTGACTGATTGAAGATATGACTGTTTCCTGGTCGGGGCATCAAAGAATGATTGAACATGGGGAACACGTAAGGTAGTAACATCTTGTGATAAGAGATGCGCAAAGTGGTCCCGCACAATTTCAATATGTTGGATACGCCCTTTAGATAACCCTTGACGCTTTGACTCGTCAATCGTCCAATCGAATACTTGGCCAAAGGTAGTCATCTTACGTTCTGCAAAGGCATCTGGGTTACTCGCAAATTGTGCTAAGGCCTGGTATGCGTCAACTTGCTTCGCAAATGTGCCAAGTGAACGCTTAATCGGTTTTCCTTCAGAGGTCCACCCAACTGTGATAACAGCACGGTAAGGTTTACGAAGGTTTTTATGTTTCATTTTATAAACGGATCCTGTTCCGTTGGCACGTTTCATGGCCATAATATATCCTCCTATAACTAAGCCCCTATCTGAGTAGTATCGGATAGGGGCTTTACGTCTTATTTAAATTGAATCTGTTTAGCCTCTCCGTTGAGGTAGTAGGTAACTGTAGGCTTATTAGCATTGATGTAATCAACAAGTTCCGGCTGAACCGGTGCTACATATATGGTGTGGTAGAAGAACGATTCAGGGAATATGTCGAATCGGTGTGCAGGTGGTACGGTCTGTACGAGTTGCCAATGAGCTTGTACAGACTTCCCATTAGGGAAAGTAAGCGTGGAGTTCTCTCCGCCCTGGGCGGATGTGAGTGTCCAGTCCTCAAGGACTACACTGGTTACGGTATGGCCAAGCACGGACTCATTTCTAAACTCGATAGACGGCTTAGGCCATAGAGCGAATAGGGTGAGACCTATGGCGACTATAAGAATAATAGGAATAGCAATAATTGATTTAATCTTCATGATTTTCTTCTCCCGACTTTTGATAGTCTGTACTATATTTTAGATATTTGAGAAAGCCCATTGATATATCAAACTCTTTAGTTTCTTTGGTATGCTTGTAGAACTGATCGATGGTGAAATTTATAAACGAATCAAGCTTACCGCGTTGGTGAAGTTGACCAATTGTCAAGAAAAATCGGATAAATGTATCTGGGTCATCTAGCAACGTAGCAATTATAGAACCCACTTCACGATATGTGTCTGTCAGAGATTTATTTACCAAAGGGAACGATCCTCTTAGCATGGATACTATAAGTTCCTCGAATGAGTTCTTATTAGCTCTAACAAAAATAGAATTTTTATCGCTTGGGAGGGTAGATACCCCGGTATTGAATAATTCTTGTAATCGGGAGGCCAGTTTGCGGCGTGCTTCTTTTGAATCTTCGTCAGTTTTAACATAATCATATATTTTATCATCAAGTTTAAGCGTATAATGGCTTAAATCCGTAGAGTCAGTGGATTGTAAATCTTTTCCCAATATGTAGTTCATATCAACATTAAATAAAGTAGCATATGCCCGAATATAAGGAGCGGATGGTTGGCTCTTGCCATTCTCCCAACGGGATACCATACTTTTGGATACACCATCGCCCTTAACATCAAGTCCGGCCTTTTGAACTTCCAAGGAGAGTTTTTCCCTGAGCGCATCAATGGTTAGCCCTTGCGCCGTTCGAAGTTCTTTTAGACGTTGCCCGATTTTAAATTTTAATTGATCTTCTTTAAGCCTTGAGCTTATATTTAGCTTTGTAGTCATTTTTAAAATTCACCTTTCCTCACTTAAACCCTCTTCCTACCTATATTATACTTCAGATGTTCCTCAATAGGCAATTAAAATTTACGAGAAATCACAAAAATGTTGTTGACAGGAACTTTTGGCGGTGCTATCATGTACTCATAAGGCAACTCGGCAACATTCGAGAGAGGCCGATATAATAATTTGATATTGAAAGGGGGCGGGGTATGTGATACCACGTAAAGCAATCTCTCCGTATCGAAAGCTCAAAAGCTTCATGGTAGAGAATGATATTTCTAATACCGCAGCCGCAAAGGTGATAGGGGTTAAGCCAAACACTTTCAGTAAGAAGCTTAACCGCATCAACACAGACTTCACATTACAGGAAATGCGTACGCTGTGTATAACCTATGACCTTGATGCGAATGTATTTTTTTTTTACACTAATAGTTCCTATTTAGGCAACTTTTTATTTTTACCAAAAGGTTCCTAATTAGGCAACTCGAAAGGAGTCAATCACTATGAACAAACGTAAATCTTGTGTAACGTACCTGTACCAAGATTCACTCGCTCGTCGGATGAAGGAGCTCGGTGTATCTCGGTCAGAGCTAGCCACTATGACCGGGCTTTCACCCTGCACAATCCTTACGGCGTGTAATGGTAGACCGGTATCGGTGCGAACAATCGCCAAAATTCTTGAACACTTACAAGTTGATTCATCTGAAGAAGATGACTACTGGGGTATTGACCCTGTATAGGAGGTAATTATGATTACTAATAAAGAAGCAAAAGCCCTTTTACAAATTAGAAAGAATAAGAATCATAGGGGCGCGCCTAATTATCCATACTTACCTGAGTTTCCTGAGATGGTCAAAAGCACCTTTTTATCATTTGCAGAAAGACAAATAGATAGTAGCTTACCGGCTATTCGGGCTCTGACTAAAATGCATAATTGGCTAGATGCATATGGGACATCTGAAACTGAATTAACACATCAAGCTATTGATGATGTAATTTACTTTATTTTATGGCACCCACTACCGCAGGACTATGAGCGACTAAAAATGGAAAGCCCTTTTCCTTGGTAATTTAATATAATACGCAAGCTATAGGAGGTAACTATGAATACTGAAAAAGATGAATATACCATCGAAAACCTTATTGTCCAAGTATCACCCAAAACCGCCAAGTACGACCTCTGGTTCAACCGACTACTCGGACTGTTATCCTTTGTAACGTTAGTCGTTGCCATCATCTACTTTGCAACGGTGCTAATCCTACTATGAACCCCACCATTACAGTGAAACAAATGGCTAGCGTTTTAGGCCTAACCCTTACAGCGGTTAGAGAGGGCATCGCTAACAACCATTATAAGGCCTTCGCCTACTGCTATGGCAAAGGCAAGAAACGAACCTTTGTCATTGACCGGTTCGGATTTGAAACATACCTGGCTCGAACAGGGAGAAGTGAAGAGTACATCAAGGAGGCATTTAATCATGCATGCATTTCTTAAATTAGTAGCCGGATTAACCCTCATGGGCTCCGTCGGTAGCCTTGAGATTGACCGCATAGGCTTTACTCAATATTTTGTGCAATGCGCATTAGGGGTAGCTTTATGGATTGTGGCTGAGCAAAGTCAAACAATCAGACGGCTCAAAAGGAGACAACGATGAGATGGAAGCCAATCATCCCGATGATGCGGTTAAAGAACAGCTTCGACCTTAAGAATCTGATCTATGATAACACACCATACGGGTTATGTAGTTTCGGCGATGCCATTGGAGTCAGCTCGACTACATTGGTCAAAATATCTAAGCATCTACCTGTGCGAATATGCACAGCCAGGTTAGTCGCTAAAGGACTTGGCCAACGAATGGACTTCTTATTCGACCAGTGTTCGATTCAACAAAAGACCTGGGGCAATCGATTTGGATACCGCATGAAGCCGGAAGTATTTCGTAAGGTGCTAGCTGATAAGGGCTTGTCCATCCAAGACGTCGCTGAGATGTGCGGGATGCACTATGCAACCTTGTACAGCCATCTCAAGGGCACCAATAAGTCGATGTCATTTAGTAAGGCTGTTATCTTAGCCGACAATCTAAACGTTGACATCGGATTGCTATTCGACTTTAGCCAGTATTAAGTGAGGCAATCCTCACATGGGCAATGATGGCCAATTGGTACGGAGCCCTAGTAGTATATTTTGCAATTTAGCAGAAAGGAGGTTCCTATGCAGAACCCTACAAAGAACAACGTACGGACCTTTGTTAGAAGTCTGTACAACGCTCGGCTCTTGGAACAAACAGAAGCGGAAAGCGTAGCGCTCGAGTCACACTACATTAGCCTTGAAGCTGACGGACGTGTAGCGGCTGCTGAAGCGTTCCACAAAGTCATTAATGGCTTACGTGAAGCGCGTAAGGGCGCCCAACGTTTGGAAGACCTGGGCTATGGCACACTAGCAAATAAGCTAGTACCTGATGCGGATAACTTCATCAAACGTATGTGCAAACCACTCCACGAATGGTGGTATGACAATCTTGATGTTAACTCCGAGAAGGGCCAAAAGTGGCATGCAGTCCTTGAAGTGGCCAAACCTTACGAAATTGAGATTCGTAAGTTGAAGTCCGCACGGAATGCATTGAATAGCATTATTGATCGTTCCACTTCAGGGAAGCAAGCCGTAATCGAGCTTAAGAAATTTGGATTCGACTATGACTCCTGGGCGCACTCGCAAGTTGATATCGGTAGTCCTTCTGACTTCGATATTCTTAAACGTCCAAAAGAAAATGACCGCATCAGTACTGGGAATACTGACACGGCCACATCAAAATAATTTGACACTTATATTATACGGGGTATTTGAACTATGAACAAGAAAGTAATTGTTTCCACGCTCGCAATCTCCGCGCTAGCGGTTAATGTATTCGCACAAGGTAGTAACTTAGGCCCTAATGGCACCGCTAATGGTGATGCAAGCCTTATTATTGGCACTAATAATACAACTACTATAAATGCTACATCCGCCTTCATCGCGGGCACTCAGAATAAAGTTTCCGCTCCAAACGGCATCGCCTTTGGTACGAATAATACGGTTTCCGGCGAAAATGGTTTCGCCGGTGGTAACGATGCAAAAGCATCCGGCCGTAACTCCTTCGCGTTTGGCTCGCATGCAGAAAGCCTAGTGGAGTACACCATCGCTATCGGTAACCAGGCACGAACTGCATCTTATGATAGCGTTGCTATCGGTAATGGCGCATTCGTATCTGGTGAAAGCTCTGTGGCCTTTGGTCGCTCCAACAACGTGACCGGAGAAAACTCCGTCGCGGTTGGCGCTAACAATGGCACAGTAGCTGGTGGCCAGTCCGCCGTAGTAGGATACAACAATAAAATCGGTTCCCAAAAGGAACAACTCGTATTCGGTTCTAATTCCGAAGCTAACGGCCAAGGCGCGTTGGTGTTCGGCACGCATGCCAAATCATTAGCCACTGATGCCGTTGCATTCGGTAATAATACAATTGCTGACCGTGCCAACGCCGTTGCTATCGGCACCAACTCGGTGACCGATGATGCGGTAGGCGTTGACGGTGTAGACCTTAACGGAACACGTCATATCTTCGCCGGCGAACAACCAGGCGCAGTTGTATCCTTTGGCGCCAAAGCTCGCACAGGTGCAGGTGGCGTGGCTCAATATAACAGACAACTCCAAAACGTGAGTGCTGGGCGTGTTGAGGCTGACAGCTTGGACGCGGTCAATGGTAGTCAACTCTTTGCGGCTTATGACGAGATTAATAATCTCGGCGCGAAAGTGCGTACTAATTCATCTGATATCAGCACACTTCAAGGCACATCAGCTAACCATGAATCACGAATCACGACTTTGGAAAACCGCCAATATAATATGGCCGGTGAAATTAACAATCGTATCAATACTACAAACCAACGCATTAACAAGTTGGGGGCAAGTTCCGCAGCTTTAGCCGGGCTCCATCCTTTGGATTTCAACCGAAACGATAAGGTCAGCTACGCAGTTAGCTACGGCCATTATCGTAACAGCAACGCCGTAGCCCTTGGAGCGTTTATCCGTCCAAATGAACGATTGATGATTGGTGCTGGTATGACATTGGGTGCTGAAAATCAATACACCATTAATCTTGCATTTAAGACAGGTAAAGGTTCTGATTACATCACTGAGGCTAAGGATGCACAAAGCCGAATCAGTAAGTTAGAACGATTAGTTGACGAGTTAACGCAGGAAGTTGCTGCGCAACGTCGCATTTAGGAGGTCACTATGAATAAACCTAAAACTCATACACTATCAATCGATATGGATTTGAGCGAGGACTATAGCTCCTGCCGTTGTGCATGTAAAACCACATTAACAGACCAGAAGGTACTTGGCGCAATGTTAGCTAGTGCAGATGTATCAATCGCTCATGATCATAGCTGTGCACCGCACAAGTTTGCAGAAGCCGTATGCGGAACGATTATGGAATTTATTGATAAACCGGGCTTTACTAAGCCGAGTCAAAAATTATCTTAGAGGCGAATTGAATGGCTCGGAAAAATAGAAGAAAACGGATAGTGAAAGATACTGCAATAGAGCAGTTAATTTCACCGGAAGTACATAAAACCGCTCCGCCTAGTCCGTGGGATGTTAGAAGCTCACTAAGAGAACAGGCTAAACGTAACAAGATTATTACTAATCGACTTACTAAGATTGATACCTGGGTGACTAGAGTATGCCAAGTCGTATTCATCATCTTAGGTATTTGTGCTCTCATGCTGCTACATGTTAACGGCATTATTTAGATATTAACTAGAAAGGATTTCCTCATGATAAGAATTACTTTTGAAGCAAAAAACTATGTATCCCTTTGTGAAGAGCTTAAATTGTTCCTTAGCTACAGTAATATACCTACGACGGAAGAACCGCCCACAGCTCCTGTGGTACCCGCCACAGTCCAAGCTCCGCAGGTGGCTCCAGTCGCTCAACCTACTACAGTAGCACCTGTGGTACCGACATCCGTGTCGGTACCAACTACTCCAGAACCTCAACAGGCACCGCCTACACCGGCCGTACCTGTAGCACCGGTTAAGGAATACACCTTGGAAGAAATTCAGGTAGCATTGCAACCATTAATGGATGCAGGCCGGACGAATGAAATCGTTGGCTTAATGCAAAAGTACAAAGTGGCAAGCCTTCCTGAACTTCCAAAAGACCAATTCCCTAATCTCGTAGTTGACCTTCGCAACATGGGGGCTCGAATCTAATGGCTAGCCATGCGCTACTAAGCGCATCAAGTTCCCATAGGTGGCTACACTGCACAGGGGCGCCTCGTTTAGAGGCGACCTTCCCTGATACTACATCAGAATATGCAAAGGAAGGAACCCTCGCACATGAACTATGCGAATTGAAACTGAAAAAATATACTACGGTAATGGCCAAAGGTACCTACACCAGGGCGTATAACAAAATCAAGAAGAACGAGTTATGGTCTTCAGAAATGGACGAAACTACAGACGTGTACCTTGAGTATATCAAGTCCATCATGTTAAGTTACAAGGTCGCTCCTGTAGTCGTCATCGAAAAGCGTGTTGACTTTAGCCAATACGTGCCTGAAGGATTCGGCACGGCGGACTGCATTATCTTAGCCAGTGATACGCTCCACATCATCGATTATAAGCACGGTAAAGGTGTTGTAGTTGATGCGGATCACAACCCGCAAATGATGTTATACGCCCTCGGTGCTATGCACGATTACAGTCTCTTGTATAAGTTCAATACTATCAAGATGACTATTGTACAGCCTCGTGTGAACAACATTTCAGAATTTGAAATGTCCTCCGATGAGCTCCGTAAATGGGGCGAGGAGGTAGTCGCGCCAAAGGCTAAAGAGGCCTACGAAATGGAAGGCCACACGTTCGAGGCCGGCGCCTGGTGTGGGTTCTGTAGAGCGAAGGCTCAATGTAGAACACGATGTGAGCATTTCGATGCGATGCACGTGTTCACGAACCAAGACCCTCGTCTGATTAGCCTTGAAGAACTAGGTACTTACCTAGAACATGGCAAAGACATCGAATCCTGGTACAAGGACATCAAGGAATATGCTTTATCTGAATCCTTAGCCGGTGCAGAGGTGCCTGGCTGGAAAGCCGTAGAGGGCAGAGGCTCCAGAGCGTTCCAAGACGGCGATACTGCCATTCAAACCCTTATCAATGGTGGGGTAGACGAATCTATCCTCTATGAACGTAAGGTTCTTACGTTGACTCAAATCGAAAAGGCTATCGGCAAGAAAGAATTTAATGAACTCGTAGGAGACCAGGTCGTAAAAAATCCTGGTAAACCTACTCTTGTAGCTGATACGGACAAGCGCCCACGTATCACTAACCAACCTAGTGCGGCGCAAGTATTTAACACCAATAATGGAGGTAACTAATTATGGCATTTCAATGCAGACCAACAGAAGTCCTTTTACAAAACGTACGTTTATCCTTTGTTCATTTACTTGAACCCTATACTAACCCTAACAATTTCAGTGAAGCCAAATATAGCGCGATGATCCTTGTGCCTAAATCTGACACCGCACAAGTTCAAGCAATTCAGCAAGCTATTGAAGCAGCTATTGCAGATGCTCGTGTGAAACATGGTGCCAAAGTTCCGGCTCAACCTAAAACACCAATTCACGATGGCGACGGCTACACGCCAGGCGGTAAAGAATACGGCCCTGAATGTAAAGGTCATTACGTGTTCAACGCTTCTCAATCCATGAAATTCAAGCCAGAAGTAGTCGACATTCAAGGTCAACCACTTACTGAACCTGGCCAAGTATATTCTGGCATGTATGCCAACGTATTGGTTAACTTCTATTTCTACAATAACCAATCTTCTGGTATCTCCGCCGGTTTAGGTCCTGTACAAAAGGTACGTGATGGTGAACCTCTTGGCGGTGGCCAACCGGCATCCGCTGCATCCGTATTCGGTGCTCCTCAAGGTAGCGCGGCAAATGTATTCGGTGGTGCTGAAGCAACTCAAGCTATCAACCCTGTTACTGGCCTTCCAATGTAATAGGTGGCCATTATGCGCCATCTCAACATTGATATTGAAACATTCTCATCCAATGACATCGGCGCAGGTGTATACAAATATGTCGAAGCGGAGGATTTCGAAATCCTCCTATTCGCATATTCGTATGACTTTGGCCAGGTTGAAGTTGTGGATCTGGCACAGGGTGAAACGATACCGGATGAGGTGCTTGCAGACCTCAAAAATCCGGATGTCATTAAACATGCCTACAATGCACAATTTGAAATCACCTGTCTAAACAAGGCCGGATATGTTACTCCATTACGTCAATGGCACTGCACGATGATTCACGGTGCGTATTTAGGGTATCCTATGGGTCTTGCTAAGTTAGGCGTTGCCCTAGGTCTACCTCAAGATAAATTAAAGGATAAAGCCGGTAAAGCATTAATCCGATATTTTAGTATTCCTTGTAACCCGACTAAATCTAACGGCGGTCGAACTCGTAACCTGCCACACCATGAGCCAGAAAAATGGCGAACATATGTCGAATACAACCGGCAGGATGTAGTCACTGAAATGGAATGTTATAAACGGCTCGCATCGTTTCCTGTACCTGATGAGACATGGAACGATTGGTACATCGATATTGAAATCAATAATCGCGGTGTACTCATCGACCATGACCTGGTTATCGGCGCCCTTTGCATCGATGAAGAAAACACGAACATCCTTACAAAGGAAGCCCAGGAAATTACACGCCTGGCCAATCCTAATTCTACACAGGCGCTCCTCAATTGGATTAACACCAACACAGGGGCGAACCTTCCTAACTTAACTAAGGATACCGTTGATAGTGCTCTTAAGAGTGACATTAACCAGGTGGCCAAACGTGTACTTACGTTACGTAAAAAACTGGCCAAGTCCTCTGTATCAAAGTACGTCAAGATGGAAGAGTCCTGGGGCTCAGATTATCGCCTCAGAGGCGTGTTACAGTTCTACGGAGCCAACCGTACTGGACGATGGGCAGGACGGCTGATACAGGTCCAAAACCTACCAAGAAACTACATCGAAACACTTGATGTCGCACGTTCCCTCGTTACACATCGTAATCGTGTAGGACTAGAACTCTTATATGGTGATGTAGCTGATACGCTCTCACAATTAATCCGTACGGCGATTATTGCCCCAGAGGGTAAGACATTATGTGTGGCTGACTTCTCCGCCATTGAAGCTAGGGTTATCGCCTGGCTAAGCGGTGAGCAGTGGCGCCAACAAGTATTCGCTCATGATGGTGATATCTACTGCGCCTCGGCATCCTCGATGTTTGGCGTTCCTGTAGTGAAACACGGCGAAAACGGACACCTACGACAAAAGGGTAAGGTCGCAGAACTAGCCCTTGGATATCAAGGCGGTGTGAACGCATTAAAAGCTATGGGAGCACTTGATATGGGGCTATCGGAAGAAGAACTTCCGGATATTGTCCGATTATGGCGGGAAGCGTCACCTCGTATTCGTGATTTATGGTATCAAGTCGAAAACGCTGCGGTGTATACCGTAACCACGGGTAACCCTATGGGCCTTGACCACGGCATTATATTTCGATTAGAGATTGATCCGATATACGGCTATCGTTACATGACGATTGAACTACCAAGCGGGCGGAAGTTATTTTACCCTGGTGCTTACATCAAGGAAAACCAATTCGGTAAGGACGCCGTCCATTTCAAGGCGCAGTTCAACAACGCCTGGGTGGATGACAGCACATATGGTGGCAAGTTAGTCGAAAACATTACCCAAGCCATAGCTCGAGACTGCCTGGCAGTTACGTTGAGAAGATTAACGATAGCGGGGTATCCAATTACTATGCACATCCACGATGAAGCGGTTATGGAAATTCCTTCCGAGGGTAAGGAGAAAACCCTTGATAAGGTTAACGCGTTATTTGGGGCTCCGATTCCCTGGGCTGAAGGGTTACACCTATCGGCCGCCGGATTCACCAGTGATTATTATATGAAGGATTAGAAAGGGCGTTGGCCATATGATTAATGATAAAAAACTAATAATTAGCGTAGGCCAAAGTCGCACGTCTAAACAATGGATTCAAACAGAGCTTATGTGGTCCGAGTTCATCGAACGACTTCGTACACCACAACGTACTACGGAAACGGTTGAGCAGTATCACCAGCTACCTAAATCCGCACAGGCTAAGTTAAAGGACATCGGCGGGTTCGTCGGTGGTAGTTTAATCGGTCTCCAACGTAAGGCGATTAATGTCACAGGCCGGGACCTTATCACCCTTGACCTTGACGCCATTGAGCCTGGCCAAACGGATAATGTAGTGCGTACAGTGGACACTTTAGGTATGGCGTACGTCGTGTACAGTACACGTTCACACACGCCACACCGACCACGGTTACGGGTAGTCATTCCAACCGACCGCACCATGACACCGGATGAGTACGAGCCAATCGCTCGTAAGGTGGCCAGTTTAATCGGTATCGGTATGATGGACTCGACTACGTTCGAAGCTTCAAGGCTCATGTACTGGCCAGGATGTTCAAGTGATGCACAATATGTGTTCCGATATGCAGATAAGCCGTTCTTATCTGCTGACGGTATCCTAGCGGAGTACACCGATTGGCGGGACGTGGCGTCATGGCCACAGGTACCAGGTTCTGAGACATCGGTTAGGGTGAAACAGCTCCTTACGAAGCAACAGGACCCGTTATCTAAGCATGGTATCGTAGGTGCCTTTTGTCGGCAATATGGCATCCGTGAGGCTATCGATACGTTCTTACCTCACGCCTACGCTTACGTCGATGGTTCTAATGACCGCCTAACCTACGTCGAGGGTTCTACCATCGGCGGTGCCGTAATCTACGATGACGATAAGTTCTTATACTCGCATCACAATACGGATCCGTGCGGTGGCCAACTGGTAAACGCGTTCGACCTGGTTCGACTTCATAAGTTCCACGACCTCGACGAGACGGCCAAGGACGGCACACCACCTCATAAGATGCCATCGTTCCTTGCGATGAGTAAGCTAGCCTTTGAGGACTCAGAGGTGGCTATCAGTATCCAGCAAGAACGTGCGCGTGAGTCAGCCACGAACGTGTTCCAAGAATCGATAAGTAATTCTACTGCTACCGATGTAACTGACCTTGACGCTAACGCTATGCTCGAGACTGAATGGATGAAGTCCGCCGGCCTCAAATATAACGAGAATCAAGGGCTTAAAAAGACACGTGATAATATTCTTAAACTATTAACACATGACCCAGCCATCAAGGGACGTATCGCATACGATAAGTTCGGTAGTCGGTATATGGCGATGGGTGCCTTACCATGGGCGTTATCGGAACACGGTAAACGCATATGGACTGACACAGATGATAGTGGTATCCAGTGGTACTTAGAGAACCGCTTCGATATCACCGGTAAGGATAAAGTCCTTGATAGCGTGCTACTGATAGCGAAACAAAACGCATTCAACCCAGTAACCGATTATTTAGACAGTCTCATCTGGGACGGTGTGGAACGATTAGATACAATCTTCATCGATTACCTAGGGGCAGAGGATAACGTGTATACCCGTGCGGTAGGCCGTAAGGCCTTTGTTGCTGCGGTAGCACGTGCGTACGAGCCCGGGTGTAAATATGACACGATGCCCGTATTAGTTGGTGCCCAAGGGATAGGGAAATCATCCCTTATACGTCTCATGGGCAAGGATTGGTATGCTGATGGGCTTAACACATTCGATGGTAAGGAAGCGGCTGAAAGCATCCAGAATAGTTGGTTAGTTGAAGGCGGTGAAATGACCGGATACTCTAAATCGGAAGATAATGCATCGAAACAATTCTTATCACGCCAGGTCGACGTATTCCGTAAGGCATATGGTCGCCGTACTGAAGAGTATCCACGCCAATGCGTGTTCTTTGGTTCCACTAACCAACATGAATTTTTGAAGGACATCACGGGAAACCGCCGATTCTGGCCAATTCAATTAGGTTTAAAGAAACCAACGAAAAATGTGTTTAAGAATTTACCCGGTGAAGTGGATCAGCTGTGGGCGGAAGCCAAAGCTAGATACCGCCAAGGTGAGAGCTTAATTATTGAAGATAATGAGGAAGTGCTTCGCCTTGCAAATGTAGCACGTGAAAGCCATATGGAAGGAAATGCTAAAGCAGGGGTGGTAGCTGAGTTCTTGAAACAGAAAGTACCGGAGAATTGGAGCACGATGTCTCCTAAAGCACGTGACATGTTTATGTCAGGCACACATGCGGTACCTGGACAGGTGCTAGTATTCCGTGACAGGGTATGCGCTGCAGAAGTATGGGTTGAATGTTTTGGACGTCCGTTATCTTGGATGAAAAAGTCGGATAGCCGTGAGCTTAATCAAATTTTAGATAACATCCCTTTCTTAATGAGGTTTGATTCGATGAAAAAATTTGGGCCTTATGGAGCCCAAAGAGGATTCTCAATTATACCCGGATTGATGTAATTTTCGAAGGTAACATTCCTGAAAATACCCCCATATTCTCAAAAAGAATGTTACCTGAGAATGTTACCATGTTACCCGAATGTTACCGGAATGTTACCTAGAATGTTACCCTAACAAACCTAGTATTTATCTATATTTATAGTACCTATTATATATAAAGGTAACATTTATATATATATGTAGTAGAAATATATATATTTAAGTACGTTATAGGGGTTAAACGGGGTTAAATAGGGTATGTATCTATATGTAAAGAAAAAAATCGTAACTTTGTTACCTTGCGTAAATGATAATCTCAAAATGGAGGTGTGACTATGCTTGAAAAACTAGTCGAACAGAAACTCGTTCGGGGAGTTAGAGAGTTGGGCGGTAAGGCCTATAAGTTTGTATCGCCTGGCAATGTCGGTGTGCCTGATCGGATTGTGATATGGCCGGACGGTACCGTTCAATTCGTGGAGCTTAAAACGACCCGAGGTCGATTAAGCCAACTACAGGATGTGCAGTGCAAGAAACTATTGAGCCTACTGCAGACCGTTTACATCCTATACGGCCCTGACGCCGTTAAGGACTACCTAACGAATGAAGGTGGTATTCATGGCGAGAGTTCCGTGTAAGAACTGTACCAGGCGTACACCTGGCTGTCATGGCATGTGTTCCGATTATAGCTTGTACAAAGTTCTTAGCAAGTACGAGAAAATTCAGGAACACGATAATACAGATGTGCAGTCATATATCATGACTAACGTGCGAAAAATCCGTCACAAAATGCAAAAGGCAAAATACGGATGCACGGTTAAGGATTAGGAGAGCTATAGTGAAAGTAGAAGTATCATGTAGCTGGTGCGGGAAAACCATATTAAGGTACCCGTCGCAGCTAAAAGTAACAAGCAATAGTTATTGTTCTAGCGAATGTAGAAGTATGCACTTAAGCAAGAAACATAATCCCAACGGGTATACTAAGCACGCACACTTAGGTGAATATAATCGTAAGATGAATAGGTTTAGAATGTCTGATGAGGTAAAAGAAAAGCTTCGGATTATCAGATTTAAGAGCGGAAAGTCAAGTGGATATTTGAAATGGCATGGTCGGCATCTTCACAGAATTGTGGCAGAGCGAATATTAGGAAGGCCCTTATTGCCAGGGGAAGTTGTGCACCATATAGATCATAATAAACAGAATAACCGCCCGGAAAACCTTATGGTATTTAGCAGTCAATCTGAACACGTTAGATATCATGCTTCACACGATAAAGGAGGTGATGCCGTATGATATTCAAGCCACATCCATATCAAGATTACTGTATTTCACGAGTGATTAAGCAACAAAAGATAGGACTGTTCCTGGATATGGGTTGAATGGTTTAGGAAAAACCATCATAACCCTATCCGCTATATACCAGTTGAAATACAACTACTTCCAGGTTAAGAAAGTGCTTATCATAGCACCTAAGAAAGTAGCGGAAGCAACCTGGCAACGTGAAGCGGCCAAATGGGACGGCGTTGGTATTCTTAGAATATCCACCGTATTAGGCCCATTAAAGAAACGCATACAAGCGTTAAATACACCGGCGGATATCTACATCATCAATCGTGAGAATGTATCCTGGCTGGTTAGCTACTACAAGAACGCATGGCCATTCGATATGGTGGTAGTCGATGAATCGAGTTCCTTTAAATCTCATCGTGCCAAACGATTCAAGGACTTATCGAATATGTACAACCATATCAACCGAATGGTGCTGTTAACCGGCACACCATCACCGAATGGGTTGATTGACCTATGGGCCCAGGTTTACTTATTAGACCGTGGCCAAACATTAGGTAAGACATACACCGCATTTAGAGAACATTATTTTGACCCGGACCAACGAGGTCGTGATGTGATCTATAGCTACAAACCAAAGGCGAATACGGATGATGCGATTATGTCAGCCATAGCGCCATTATGTATCTCGATGAAGGCTAGCGATTACTTAGACCTACCACCGATTGTGTACGATACGGTGCCGGTAGTCTTAGATGCTAAGGCGAAGAAAGCCTACGAAAGCATGGAACGTGATGCCGTCCTTGAAGTATTCGGAGCGGATGAAGAAATCACCGCCATGAGTGCGGCAGCTTTATCCAACAAACTCCAACAGTTGGCCAACGGTGCCGTGTATGATGATGAACGGAATGTCCATGAAATTCATGATTGCAAGATAGAATCCTTCATGGAGCTTATCGAACAGCTACATGGTAAGCCGGCACTAGTGTTCTACAACTTTAAGCATGATTGCACCAGGTTGAAGGAAGCTTTAGCAAAAACGGATCTGCGTGTCCGTGAATTAAAAGGCGCCGATGAAGAGTTCGATTGGAACGCCGGCAAGATTGACGTACTACTAGCACATCCCGCATCAACTGCATATGGGCTTAACTTACAAGATGGTGGTAATCATGTAATATGGTTCGGGCTTAATTGGAGCCTTGAATTATACCAACAAGCGAACAAGCGTTTGCATCGTCAAGGACAAAACGAAAAGGTAATCATCCATCACCTTATATCCGTAGGTACACGGGACGAGGATATGATGGAAGCCTTAGAGAAGAAAGACGAAGCACAAGAATATGTCCTTCAGTCATTGAAGGCACGGATTGATAAATATGTGAAAGGATAACAAGATGAGCAGAATATGTAAGACTTGTGGAAGCCTATTCAAGGCTACCGGTAACGAACAAGAGTGTCCTACCTGTAAGGAAGGGTTCAACGATATCATGAATATCATTAACAGGGGAGACAGAACGGAGTCAGTAAAAGATAGTAAAAAGACAGAAGCGCCACCTACTACACCAGAGCCATCACCTAAGATGACTATTTGTAAGGTGTGCGGTAAGGCGTTCGAACAAACGGGCAAAGGTCGACCTGCTGTCAACTGTCCGGAATGTCGAGAAGCGTTGAAGCATGAGCCAAAGGCAACTGCTAAGGTGAAACCTGCTGAGCCTAAAGCAAAGCCAACAGTATCCGTAGCGACGGAAGAGGATAAAGCTAAGCAGTACGGCAAGATTGAGCCTAAGCCGGAAGTAGCAGAAACATTGACAATAGATGTACCTGTAGTTGATGGTACGCTTATCGAGACGATGAACGATGCGGTACATCATCCATCGCATTACACATTGCCAGGGCTAACCATTGAAAGTGTTGACGTCATTCGTGCTGTATTGACACAAGAAGAGTTCAAAGGATGGTGTAAGGGTAACGCGTTAAAGTATTCCCTTCGAGCAGGTCGTAAGGATCCGGCGAAAGAAGTTCAGGACTTAGCGAAGGCAGGCGTGTTCTTAAGTTGGATTACTGGGGAGTAGCTTATGCATACCAGTGCGAGTTTCGAGAAGCTGCTACACGACCATGGGCATTACCTGGATGACTTATACATAATCACTGTCCGATATGTCAACTACTTGGAAGAACAATACGAGATGGCATACGTACGAAGTGAAGAGGTTATCCGTGAATACAAGGAAGCAGGTAATGACCAGTTCGACGATAAGACATATTCGTATCCGTGGTATCACGATGAGCGATGGGACGAAGCTACTGATACCTTGGAAGCAATAGAGGATGAGGTCGATGAGCTATACAAGATTGTAGAAGGGATGGATTACATATGACACAGGATAGTATTGATAGGATGTGAACGTATGGGTAAACGTACGAGTAAGGGGACACATCCTGGAATAAGTAAACTGCAAAGGCTGATGGATAGTCATAGGCGACTAACTGACGTCGAGGCGCATCTGCAACGACTGGAGCAAGAAGCACGAAGTGAGTACCCTATCACCGAAGAGCAACAGCTAAATCTTAAGACGGCATATCGTGATTTACTTGAAGAGTCAAGGCAACTATCAAGGGAACGGTATGAGCTATGGGCTATCATCCATCAAGTGCCGAGCGATTGTGAGCGTACATTCCTTGAGTATCGCTACTACTTTGGCCTTGGCATGAAGGACGTCATTGAGGCGATGCATTACAGCGAGCCACAGGTCTACCGCATACGTAAGATGGCTGTCAAGTCTTTTTGTAAACTTTTTGAAAATTTCTAAAACATGATATGAAATGATAGTTGCACTTTGTGTTACCTTATGGGTGTGGATACGGAAACGAGCGCCGTGTCCACGCACTGTAGGGTAGTTCATAGTGATACCTTTCATGTACTTACACTTCTCTCCTGGGCAGTTGCCCAAACATGAAGCGAAGCATTGAGGACTACGAACAACCGCGTAGTCCTTTTTGTTAGCTTTAATGAGAAAAGAAATACCCTAAATAGATTTAAAATTATTTTTAAAATTTTTGAAATAAAAAGGTACTTCCTCGACGGAAAATCGCCGGTGGTCGCCTCCGCGCGATGTTTGTCCGCATGTGAAAAATTTTTTCGAGTAGAAAGTACCCTACCAATAGACACTTACGGAAGGAGGTCCAAAATGGCCACGGAAAGACCCAAAGTCAAGTTCGATGACAACGGCGAGATCATTGTCACCACAAAAGTGTTATGCCAAATTCTGGACCTCGGTCCGGAAATGATATCACGCCACAATCGTGCAGGTATGCCGAAGGTGGCAACGGGTTGGTGGAACGTTCGTGAAGTTCTTGTATGGCTTGGAATGTCAAAGGATAAGGACGGAACGAAATCCGCAGCTCAAAGAAAACTCGAAGCCGAGGCGGACTACAAGGAAGCCAAAGCGAAACGCGAAAAGCGAATGAACGAAGTTCTTGAAGGCCAGTATATTGCGGTCGAGGACGTAACTCGGGAATGGACTGGACGCGTTAACGAATTGAAATCATCCCTTGGACTGTTACCCAAAGCGGTTAGCAAAGAATTTCCAGATGCAGAAACAAGGGTGATTGTAGAGAGGACGGTGAATGAGTGTGTCAACGAGTACCTCGAAAGCTACGCGCGCGACGGCGTCTACACGAAAGCGAAGAAAAGTTAATTCTAAAAATTCTAAGAATCCGAATAAACAATGTCATTACAATTCATCACACGATTCTAGTACATCGTTTACGTGGACGGCGCAAGAACTCGCAGCCTTCAAGCCTCCGGAGCGGTACACCGTTTCCACATGGGCCGATAAGTTCAGAGTACTCCCAAGCACTAGTGCAGAACCCGGACCCTGGCACACGCACCGTACTCCATATTTAAGAGAGCCTATGGATATGCTCAACAACGATTTAATTGAATCGATTGTACTGTGCTTCGGTGCACAGATTGGTAAGACGGAAGCTGAACTCAACATGATAGGGTTCGCGCTTCATCAATCTAAGGCGCCTGTCATGATGGTATATCCAACAGATATGCTGGCAAAGTTCAACAGTGAAAAACGTGTTCAGCCAATGATCACGAACACAGAACCGCTGGCCAACATGTACAACGAAAACGCAAGTTCAAAGTTAGAACTCAACTTCAACACAGGAAACTACATGGTATTGTCCGGTGCTAATTCTCCATCGAGTCTAGCGTCAAGGGCTATCAAGTATGTGTTCTTCGATGAAGTTGATAAGTACCCGGTATTCTCCGGCAAGGAAGCCAATCCAATTAAGCTGGCCACAGAACGTACTAAAACGTTCGTTGATGCCAAACACGTGATGGTATCAACTCCAACAGTCGAAAATGGCAATATCTGGACCGCTTTCAAGCAAGCTCATGCGCAGAAAGAGTACTACGTACCGTGCCCACACTGTGGTGAGTATCAAAAACTCGTGTTCAAACAGATTAAATGGCCCGATGAGGCTAAAGGCAATAAGGACCGCATCAGGGACACCGCCTATTATGAATGCGTGCATTGTAAGAAAGCGATTCACGATAAGCACAAAATGGATATGCTCCGTAACGGAGAATGGCGAACCGAAAACGAACCAGATTGTCGAGTGCGTTCGGTTGGCTACCACTTATCGTCCTTGTATTCGCCATGGATAGCCTTTGGAAAAGTTGCGTACGAGTTCTTTACGTCAAAAGACTTTCCGGACCAACTTATGAACTTTATCAATTCTTGGCTAGCAGAACCTTGGCGCAGTGCTAAAACGAAAAGTACGCAGACGCTACACTTCACGGAATCAACCTATGAGCGTGGCGTAGTACCGGATAAGGCAACGTTACTTATCGCTAGCGTTGACGTACAACTTGACCACTTCTGGTGGGAGGTTAGGGCCTACGCGCCAGGCGTGAAGTCCTATCTCATCGACTATGGCCAAGCTAGTACTTGGGAGGACCTAGAGGAGATCATAGTCAACAGGGAATATCCGACAGAGTATGGCGAACCTAGACAGGTGATGAAGGCGGGCATTGACTCAGGCTTCAGAACGGACGAGGTGTACCAATTCTGTGCAAGGTTCCCCGAAATATGTATTCCGCTCAAAGGTTCGTCCAATCATAAGACCCTAACGGCGCCGTACTCCATGTCAAGTGTTGAGAAGGGCGTTATCGGAGGCCTTAAATTGTACGTCCTTAATACGGACTACTGGAAGGACTTTATATTTGCTCGGATGGTACGGCCAACTGATGAAGTAGGCACAATCCATCTGTTCAAGGATTGTCCTCAAGAATATACCGACCATCTCCGGTCGGAAGAAAAACAAGAAATTCGCAATGTGAAAACGGGTGAAGTTACGGTGCAGTGGAAACCACTCACCGGGCATCCTACGAATCACTTGCTAGATACATGTACATACAATGCTGCGGTAGCAGATATTGCAGGGGTGAAGTATTTAACCGAACCCGAAGAATACGAAGAATCTAATTCCGTACCCGAGGATATCGACTACGGTGTAGGAATGGGAAATACGAACCATTGGTTTAGATAAGGAGGTGAACCATGAGCGATGTAAACGAACAATTGGACCGTATCCGTGAAGTCATTGAGGATATCGAAACAAAAGGATATTCCGAGTTACAGATTGGCGGTAAGCGGTTCAAAGCGATTGACCTTCCCGTGTTATACGCGCGTGAACAAACGTTAATGCAACGGGTTCATGAGGAAGCAAACGGCTTCCAGAGTGATGCATACGTGACATGGGGTGGACGATGAATATCTTAGATAAGGTAATCGGTTGGGTTAGCCCTGAAAGGGCGCTTAATCGTATCGCAGCACGAGAGGCTATCCGCCAGTATGATGCGGCGTCAATGGACCGATTGAGTAGTGACTGGCAACCTGCTTATGGCACCGCCGAGCAGTTGGCCACCGGTGCACGTGATCTTATTCGAGGTCGAGCTCGTGCAGCTGAAATGAACAGCGACTTAGCTGAGTCTGTAGTTACGGCGTTGATCCGTAATGTTATCGGTGTTGGAATTAAGCCACAGGCGAAGGTAAGAAGCGGTAAAGGTAAGTTAAATACAAACCTTAACAACAAAATCGAAAAGGCATGGGACAAATGGACTGACGCTGAAAACGCGGATGTCAGAGGCCTGTCTAACTTTTACGAATTGCAGTCTATCGCACTACGACGGATGCTGTATGATGGCGAAATTCTAGTCAACAAAACAGCACAAGGCGAATACCTTCCGTTATCAATTCAACTGATTGAAGCGGAGAATATCGGGGCGGTTAGCTTACAACATGGTAAGAATAACATCATCAACGGCGTGGAGGTTAACGAATATGGGAGACCAGTTGCGTATCACGTATATCAAAGCGATCCAATGGGGTTACGCAGTTTCGACGCATTACGGCTAACTACTAACCAGGCGTTCTTATTATTCAAGCCTACTCGTACCTCTCAACTTCGAGGGATGAGTCACCTGGCATTAGTCCTTCGCCGTATCCACGATATTGATGAATACATGGACGCAGACTTAATCGCTGCACGTGTATCAGCATGTTATAGCGCGTTCATAACGTCTCAAAATTCAGCACGTCAAACGGCGGTGCTACCTAGGGATAGTAAAGGGCGTCCTAATATGACACTAGCACCAGGCATGGTTAGACACCTTAGCCCTGGTGAATCCATTGAATTTGCAGACCCTAAACGTAACGCAGGAACTGCAAGCGAATACTCGGCAACTCAGACACGGAGAATATCCTCCGGTCTAGGAATGAGCGCGGATATCGTGGCTCGTAATATATCTGGTAACTTCTCAGCAGCAAGGCAAAATTTGTTAGAGGACCAAAAGACCTTCCGACAATGGCAAACCTTTGTTATCGCGCATTTCTGTATGCCGATTTGGAAAGCCTTTATTGACGCATTGTACCTAGCCGGTGAACTACCATCTGACTACTTGGCGAATAAGGACAAGTACCAAGAAGTATCTTGGCTTGCACCAGGCTGGTCGTGGATAGACCCAGTGAAGGAAGTGTCGGCTAATAAGGAAGCTATCAAGTCTGGCCTTACAACCTTAGAGGATGTGTGCGCAGCATCTGGGCGCGATTGGGAGGAAGTTCTTGAACAACGAAAACTCGAACAGGATAGAGCCAAGGAGCTTGGTGTGTTACTTGATTATTCCAGTGAGTTGCAACCATTGATGGACCCAGATAGTGATAATAACGTCCAACAATCACAGGAAGGAGCTGATGGCTAACAATGGACGAAAATGAAAAACGTAGCATTTATGGTAACTATTGCCGTGAATCTACGATTGACCAAGTCGACTCCGACAATCGGACGGTAGAACTTTCCTTCTCCTCCGAAACGCCATATGGCCGTTGGTTCGGCGATGAAATCCTTTGCCATGATGAAGAATGTATCAATCTCGATAGATTTAACGATGGCTTAGGCACCGTGCTATTTAACCATGATCGTGATGCGGTCGTGGGGCACATTGAAAAGGTGTGGATTGAAGATAATCGAGGTAAAGCGCTAGTACGCTTTGATGAAGATGAACAATCCGACGCCATCTTTAAGAAAGTCCAATCCGGTACGCTTCAAGGTGTTAGTGTTGGATACTCTATTAAACGCTATGAAGCGCTTGATGAGAAAGATTCTGTATCCAGTAATGGCAGATTCAAAGGGCCGGACACATATGTAGTAACGGATTGGGAACCTTTAGAAATCAGCATTGTATCCGTACCTGCAGACCCTACGGTCGGCGTAGGGCGCAGTGCAGATGATATTCAAATTCATACAAGTATTGACACACAGGAGGAACAAAAAGGTATGGATGAAAAAGAAAAATTGACTGAAACTCCAGAAGTGAAATCCGCTCCAGTTGAAGGCGGTATCACAAAGGAACAATTGGCGAAAGCTATGGAAGAAGAACGTAAACGTACTTCCGAAATTACAGCTATGTTCCGCGACTTCGATGTAGAAGGCGCAGACGAAGCAATTGTATTGGGCAAATCCGTTGACGAAGCACGTGAAATGGTTATGGACCAATTACGTGCACGCAATGCGGGCGTGTCCGTTAAAATGGGCGAATCCGAATCCGATAAATTCCGCGCAGCTGCACAAGATGCAGTATTAATGGCGGCAGGTATTCAAGTAGATGAACCGGCACCAGGTGCTAACGAATTACGTGCACATTCCTTAGTTGAATTAGCGCGTGAAGCATTACAACGTGAAGGCCTTCGTGCTAACTTTGGCGATAACTTGGAATTGGCCCGTGAAGCTATTAACTCCACATCCACATTCCCTGCTATCATGTCTAACTTAGCAAATAAATCCGTAATGACCGGCTTTAACGAAGCAGAAACTACTTACCAATTATGGGCAGGTAAAGGCTCTAACCGTGACTTCAAGGAAGCTACACGCGTAGCATTATCTGAAGCAGGTGATTTGGAATTAGTTCCAGAAGGTAGCCAATTCAAAGCTATGACATTCGGTGAAACTTCCGCACGTACTAAAGTTGCTACTTACGGCAAATTGTTCAGCTTAACTCGTCAAGCTATCATCAATGATGACCTTGGTATGTTCTCCGCTATCGCAACTCGTTTTGGTTCCGCAGCTAAACGCTTGGTGAACAAAATGGTATACGCACAATTGACAGGTGACGTAGTGATGGACGATGGCGTTGCATTGTTTAACAGCAAACACGGTAACGTTGCATCCACAGGCGAAGCATTATCCGTTAAAGCTATTGCTAAAGCAGTTACTGCTATGCGCCGTCAAAAGGGTATCCAAGGAACTGCTACACTTAACATCACACCTAAATACTTAATCGTTCCACCTGAACTTGAAATGGTAGCATACCAACTCATGAACTCCACCGCAGACGTGGCAGGAATTAACTCCGGTGTGGTTAACCCATACAAAGGTCGATTCACGGTTATCGCTGACGCAGAAATCACTGACCCAGATGCATGGTACTTAGTAGCGGATGCAACTCAACACGATACTATTGAAACTACATTCTTGAACGGTGTAGAAGCTCCACGCTTAGAAACTCGTCAAGGCTTCGATGTAGATGGTATCGAATATAAAGTTGCATTGGACGTAGGCGTACGTGCACTTGATTTCCGTGGCCTTTACAAAAATGCTGGTAAATAATTAGGGGGTAACGATATATGATGACACAATTCGTACAAGAAACTGACCGCATTGACATTACTGCAACTGCAGAAGTCAAAGCCGGTAATATCGTAGAAGCTGGCGCACTTCACGGTGTGGCTATCACAGATTTAAAAGTCGGTGAAGTCGGCGCCATTAAAGTAACCGGCGTATTCAAAGTAACGGCTAATAAAGCTGATACTTTTGCAGTCGGTGATGTAGTTAACTTTGATACAGACAAAGCTGTTAAAACTGGTGGTAAACCATTGGGTATCGCGGTAGCACCTAAAACTGCTGCACAAGATACAGTTACCGTTATGCTAGTGCAAGCTGTCAAAGTTGGCGCATAGTCAATAGCTATATTATGAGGATAACGGGGGCCACATGCCCCCGTTAAACCTATGAGGTACAAATATGTATACCTACGATGAAAACGTCCTCCTGGGGGCATTTGGTGAGAAAATCACATATGAAGGTAAGACCATCAAGGCGAGCGTGGAAATCGGTGAGTACGATGGCAAGGGTTCGGGATTCGTAACCGGATTAGCTGATAAGGCGAAAATTTGGATACGAACCAAAGACATACCGCTACCTAAGGCGAAGGATGAAATCTACATCCACGGCAAGAAGTGGTACGTGGATCATATCTCTGATAGCGACGATAAGATGCACTGCCTAGAAATCGTGGCCAACGTAAGGACGGTGAGACCATGAGTAATGAGCCTATCACTATTAATGATGGGGCTACACCGTATCTCGAATTTATTGCTAAAACGAAACCCGATTGGATGCGTAAGGCAATGAAGTCGATGGGGTTCATGATGTCCAAGGCTATCAAGGAGGGCATTAAATCCGGAGCGCCAGGCGGTAAGAAATATGCTAGCTTCATGCCACCGGCTATGCGGGCACAACTCGAAGCTGCATTCGGCGCTAAAGTTAGAAGAGCCTACAGAAAAGGTGGTAAGGCTGACCGTGAAGGCTGGACACATAAGTCTCGAGATGAACTGATTGCGAGTGGCGTAAAAGCCGGCACAGTTGGATATACACCTCTTGGCAAAATGTACCGAGCCGTAGGGTACCAGTACGACGCTAAGTCTGAATCGGTCAAAGTTGGATGGCTATCTAATTCAGCTAAGAAATTAGGGGAACAGATTGAAAAGGGCTACACCAAGGAAATAACAGAGAACATGCGTAAGAAACTATTCGCGCATGGGTTCCAGTTGGCCAAGGGGAAAACGACTTTCACCATTAAACCTCGTGAAACCTTCGGTCCGATGTGCAACGCCCTTCAACCTAAACTCGTACCGTTTCTTGAAAAGAAAATCGGTGAGTACGCACTAGGTAATACCTCATGGGGCTCCAGTAATCGAGTATACAAAGTGAGGTAGTTATGCAAACAATTCCACTCGCAGTGATTGCGAATCGTTGGGTTGAGGCTATTAAGGATAATGATCATATCAATGAGTTCTGTCAAGCAAAGTACGGTAAGGACCTATCCATATTCGTAGGGTATGACGATGCAGGGGCTCCCCTCGAGGAGGATTGCCCATGCGTTATAGTCCTTATGGACTCAAAGTCCGAGGGGCTTGCGGATTCCTATTCGTATACGCTCCAACTCGTATGGGGCGTACATAGGAAGGAAGCGGAGCGTAATGGCCGTGTCATTACCTATACGGGGGCCTTTGAAACCGATGAACTTGGCCAGCTACTCATTGAATGTATTATGGCCGTCAACCCTAATTATCCAGTCATTAACATTGACTATGAAACGGATAATGTATCGTGGCGCCCTGTGTATCCAGGCAAGGCCACATTCACAATAGAAATACCGCACGTAATCGGCGGTCACGTTGAATATTAATAGGAGGATAACATGGCAGTAGCTAAACGTGCGCAAGGCGCACAATCCAAATTAACAATGGCTTTTGAAACTGACTTTGGTGTTACACCGTCCACCGGTGGCGTGGTTATGCCAATCATTAGTTCCTCTCTAAAAGCAAGTCAAAATCTAAATGATTCTAATGTAATTCGTGGTACACGTAATCCTGCGGCACCTAGCCGAGGTAACATCGATGCATCCGGTAGTATTACACCTCCAGTCGATGTAATCGGTTTCGGATATTGGTTGAAACTCGCTTTCGGGGCTCCAACTTCTACAGCTGGCGCAGGCTCCGCACATAAGCATGTATTCAAAATTGGTCCGGATATGCCATCCGCTACATTCGAGCAAGGCTATAAGGATATTAGTACATATCAACAATTCAGCGGTGTTCGCATGAATAAGATGGCGCTTAACTTTGGCGGTGACTCCGAGTTAACAGCCACTATCGACGTAATGGGATGTAAGGAAACAATGGCAGCAGTGCCATTTGATACAGCACCTACTCAAATTGCATTTACGCCGTTTGAAAATCTTGAAGCCACAATCAAAGAAGGTGGCGTGACAGTTGCTAACGTATTGTCCCTAAGTCTTAACATTGATTTCGGATTAGATGGTGATTCCTACGCTATCGGCAATAAAGGGTTCCGAACTTATATCGATACAGGTATTGTCGGCGTATCTGGCACATTGAAAGCGTTCTTCCAAAATATGGACCTTTTGAATAAAGCCGTAAATGGTACAGAATCTAGCCTTGAATTGACACTTACCAAAGGTGCTAACTCCTTGGTTATCAAATTACCTGAATTGATTTACGAACGTAACTCCCCAGGTATCGATGGTCCTAAAGGCGTTAACATCGAAATGCCATTCAAGGCATACTACGGCGATGATGCTGAGGCGTCTGCCGTGCTATTCGAATTAACTAATACACAAGCAGCATATTAATAGGAGGTAAGTATGAAGATTCAAGGTAAGGAACTAAAAGCAAGAGCCCTCACATGGTCTGAACGTGAATTACTGATTAAAGCAGGATTGGACTTCGTATATTGTCCAGTCGAAGAAGATAATCAACTAGCAGGTATCATTCGTAGCCGTGACATTATGCGGTTCATCTTGATGGATGTATATGGCCTCAGTGATGAGGACCTTAATACTGTATCTGACAAAGAAGCTATGGACTTTGCAGGCAAAGTTATTACCGCTACCTTCCAGGTACAAGATGCAACGGAAAAAAACTAAAAGAGGTGTGGGGGTGGATGTCCTCTGACCGTCCGAAGTATTGCCAAGGGTGTAGGGAGTTACAATCCGCCACCCGGCAGTCCTTCGACTGTTCGGAGTGTGAATACAATCCTCCGCACCTATTATTTGGTACAAAATTGGCTATGAAACTGTATACCCTATCACGCAGTCAACGCATATATCACACAGGAGGGCTAGCAGGATTTGATTATCCGGCCATCCGCACCGTTGCGGAAATGAATAATATCAACCTGGGACCGATGTTATTCAACCTCATGTGGATATTAGAGGGATTAGAAATGGAGGCGATGAATAAGGATGTCGAATAATGTAGTAGATATCGTAGTGCAACTGACCGATAAGAATACGCAAGCCGGTTTAGAGAAAATCGCAGCCGCCTCTAAGGGTACAGTTGCAGAGCTCGCGAAATTAAAAACTGAAATGTTGACCATTGGAGCCGGTGCCGGTATTACCGGTCTAGGTTCAAAGCTTGCAAAAGAGGCACTCGACTGGAATTTATCTGTTAAGAAAATGCAGTCTTTAACAGGTGCCACTGCTGAGCAAGCTAGTACCTTTATCTCCGTGGCCAACTATATGGGCGTAGCTACCGACGTAAGCACCACGGCGTTTGCTAAGTTCGCGAAAGCCGTATCAAACGCTCAAGATAAAATGCAAACGGCCTCGGCTGAGGGGAATCTTGCGACCGATATGTTCAGTCGGTTAGGAATTAGTATTGATCAGATTCAAGGGAAGAACACTCTTGAAGTATTCCAGATTATCCAAGAACGCCTAAGAGGCATGAAGGACGGCGCGGAGAAAACTCGCGTTGAAATGGAGTTGTTCGGTAAAACCGGGTACCAACTCCATGGCATGTTGAATATGTCTGCAGAGGCGATGAAGCAAGTCGAGGACCGGGCACGTGCTATGGGCCTTATTATTGACGATGAAGCGGCTAAGAAATCGGCGCAGTTTAATCGCCAATTAAAGGACATGGAACAGACCGGTAAGCGTTTGGCCATTATGATTGGCCAAGAGTTGTTGCCAGTGATTATGGATTACACGCAATGGGCTATCGACTTAACAAAGTCCTATAGTAGTATGGCCTCTGAACAGAAGGAAGCTATCTCGGGGGTAGTGAAATTTAGTTTTGAAGCTGGTATCGCTGTTACTGTAATTCAGTCCGTTACGACGGCCTTGAAATTCATGAGACTTGCCACATTAGCAGCTGCAGGTCCTTGGGTAGCTTTGGCCAGTGCTATTGCGTTGGCGGGTAAAGCGTTGCTCGACTATCGATACAAGGAACGTACCAAAGGTACTGACCTCGGTGTTGAAGTCAATGGTATGAAGGCCCATCGGAACATGAACTCCGATAAGGGTACAAGTGAAGCCTACATGGCGAACCACGACGGACGGTACTGGGTTGAGGATAGCTCCTTCTTCGGACTTATTAAGAATGACCGCCTAGCCACTAAGGAGGAAGGCGCTCAAATTGACGCAGCTATGAAAGCTAAGGAAGAGGCTGATGCGGCGAAGAAGAAAGCTGAAGAAGAACAGGCCAAGTTAGACCAGGAAATCGAGAACGCTAAGAATGGTCTATCGAATAACGAAGCTATTAATAAGGCTAATGAGGAAGCTGGCAAAGCGGCGAAGGCCCAAGAAGCTGCAGCTAAGAAAGCAGAACAAGCGGCTGAAAAATTAGCTAGCTCCGTGGAACGTCTTAACGATATGATTCGAAGCCTAACGCTCCAATCGCTGGAGATTGACGGTAGTCAGTACGAAATCGATAAGCTTAACGCTAAGAATCAATATGAATCGAACAATAAGAACATTCGAGATATTATTCGTTCCGCAGCGGGGCTTAACAGTGTAGGTGGGGGTAGTGGTGAAGCCTCCGGTGTATTAGCTGCAGCTAATGCTCAACTTGGCAAGGCTTATTCACTAGGAGCCGATGGTACTTGGGCTACGGATTGTGGCAAGTTGTTCGCTGATTCCGTCAAGGAAACCTTTGGAAAGGACGTACCCCGTTATGTTCCTTCCATTATGGACGCGGCAGCGGCTGCGGGCGCATGGCACCCGGCGGGTGATGGATATACACCTCAAGCAGGCGATGGCGTCGTAGTTCTTGGAGATAATCACATCGTAATCTCTGACGGCAACGGAGGGTATACTGGTGCTAATTCTAGCACAGGGGTAGTTGCTAAACAGTCCGTTGAAGGTGATTTCGGGGCGGTTACTGGGTATGTAGATACTGCTAAATTGGTAGGCACATCTGCAAGCGTATCGGCTTCTACAGATGCCCTTAAGAACGCTAACGCGCAAGCGTTGGCCAACTCCAACCTAGTGGCCGAGGCAAGGGCCAAGAACGAAGAAGTATATCAAAAGAAACTTGCTGAGGCGGAGCGTAATCAAACTATCCGCGTTCGCAAGATGAATGAGGATATTACGAAACTTGACCTTGAACGTACAGGGGACAGACTCCAACTTATCAAGACTGAGTCCGATGCACAAAAGGCTCAAATTGAGGATAACGTTCGTGAGTACACCAAGGCTGTAGGCGATAAGAAACTCGCTGAGAAGAAGGCAGAGTCGGAACGATTGAAACTCGTAGCCGATACTGAGCAGAAAATCAGAGAGCTTGCCTACACACAAACGACTGAAGCATTAGATCATCAGTCTAACCTGGTGAAACTTGGCCACCTTACACAGGACCAGTCCGATGCCATTTTAGCGGAACAACTGCAAGCCTACATCGATTACTCGAAGGACGAGCTAGCTAATGCACAGATGACGGCTACGCAACGTCTACAGATTGAGAAGAACCTAGTTGAAGCCCAACAAAAGCTATGGGAGATGGCAGGGCGTAACTTGAAATCTCGATTGAAGGAAGCAGCGCGCCAATATCAAGAGGAAACAGTGAATTATGCTGACCTTGCGAAGTCGACCTTTGACAGTACCATGAGTAATATCAATTCGACTTGGACAAGTAATCTCGAGGCTATGGCCACGGGTACGAAGTCCTTCAGTAAAGGGCTTATTAGCATATTCAAGGATATGACGAACAGCATTATCAAGATGATGGTGAACCTATCATTTCAACAATATCTACAACCTAAGCTCCAAGGGCTATTCGGGGGATTAGCGGGAGGCATAGGGAATATTGGCGGAGGTGCTCGTACATTCTCGAGCGGTAGGTCCTTTAGTTCAGCGTTCAGTAGTCGAGGGTTCTCTAAGTTCGCATCCGGCGGGGTAGCCCCTACAGGCATGACATTGGTTGGTGAAAACGGACCAGAGCTCCTTCAGTTCAACGCTTCCCATCGTATCTATAATGCAAGCCAAACTCGTAAGATGCTAGGTGGTAATCAGGGGAATAACGTTACAGTTAACATCATCAACCAATCTGGCCAAGCCCTTGAATCCGAGCAACAAAGCTCGAGGTTTGATGGAGAAAATTACATCATCGATGTAATGGTTAAGGCCGTAACAAATAATAAAGGAGGTGCGCGGGATGCAATTAAAGCAGCCGCAGGTTAATCATGGCAACATTTCCAAACATTAGATATCCAATATATCCAATTCAAGAAACTACACCGGATATGACTTATAAGGGGCAAGTGGAGAATATGACGATTATTAGTCGCCGTAAAACGACTAAGGCCCTACGGTCATACAACGTGAATTATAAGGTGCCCACCTCCGAGTACTTACGGCTAAGAGCGTTCTTCGATGAGGTTAACTGTTCGACAGTATTCGACTGGACGAACCCTGAAACGAAGGAAACTATCAAGGTACGATTCAGTGATCAGTTAGACTTCGCAGCGAATGACTACGGCATATGGGTTGGCACCGTGAAATTACAGGAGGCATAACATGTTAACACTTTCAACAGCTTCTATATTGGAGAAAAACAAAATAGACGCCACGGGTGTATGGCTCATGCTCCTTGATATTGAATACAAAGGCGATATCGTCCGACTCGTGTATAACACTGAGGATATTACCTTTCAAGGGAACAAGTACATCGCGTTTCCGTTTAAATTAGCGGACGTCAACCATAACTCGACTGACCTTCCAAACGTTAAATTGTCCGTGTCCAATGTGACACGGACTATCCAACGCCTAGCGGAGGATAATCAAGGGTTCACGGGTGCGAATGTCATTGTCCGTGTAATAAATACAAATGTACCGAATGTGTGCGAAGTAGAAGAACACTTCGTTATTACAGGCTCCGTTGCTAATGCAGAATGGATGGAGTTCACACTAGGTACGGATTTTAGTTTTACTCGTCGGTTCCCCTTAGTCCGCATCATGAAGGACTTTTGCCCTTTCAAGTTCAAAGGTGTTCAGTGCGGATACAAGGGCACCGAGACCGAGTGTAATAAGACTTTGTCACGATGTCGGGCACTAGGTAATAGCGTTCGATTCGGAGGCGAGCCAACGATTCCACAGGGAGGTCTGTATGCATCTAACAAGTGATATGTCTGATATGCTTGGCACTCCATTTGAGGAGCTGAAATGTTGGGATGTAGTGGCCGAGGTGTATCGCCGTAACGGTGTTACGCTTCCAAACTATACAGATATCCCTATGGACGAGTGGCAAGAGGTCAAGGAACCTACAGAGGGCAGTGTCCTGGTCTTTTCTCTTAAAGGTAAGGAACTCGACCACGTAGGTGTGTATTTAGGTGATGGCAGATTCATTCACGCTACTAAGCCAAGCGGTGTATGTATCGAACATATTTCTAAATACGTTCCTAGGCTTAAACATATATACGATAGAAAGGAGTAGCCGATGATTAATGTAGTGCTAGTAAGGAATCCGTTTAAACCGGATCAGCATGAAACACAATACCGCCCCTATAAGGCGAATAAGCCATTAAGCTTTTATGCTAAGCAAGATGGCGACTGGGTATACTCCATTAATGGCCAAGAGGCTACGCTTGATACCATTGTTAACGATGGCGATTATATCGTGGCCATGCCACAGATTGACGGTAAATTCTTTGGAATTATTTTAACCATAGGCCTTAGTATCGCAACCGGGGGTATCGCCAGTGGCGCCATCTTTGGTATCCAAAGTCTAATATGGCGTACTGTACTCTCTATGGCCATTGGTATGATTGGCAATATGCTCGTCAATAAGTTAACCCAACCAAAGGCTGACCGGTCCCATACGGACTCAGCACAGGCTAACACCTATGGATGGGGAGGCGCTAAGACTGTAACCGGCCAAGGATACCCTCTAGCCGTTACGTATGGCCGTATGAAGAGCGCAGGGCTCCTCTTATCTCGTCACATTATTAGTGACGGCGAAAAGCAGTACCTTAACCTCTTATATTGTGCTGGCGAAGGGGAGTTATCCAAAATCGAGGATATCCGCATCAACGCCAACCCTGTTAGTAACTACCAGGATGTACAAGTAGATATCCGATTAGGTACCAATGCCCAAACTGTTATCCCTAACTTCAATGATAACTACGCAGACCAAGTACTCAACTACGAGTTAAAAACCGGATGGAGTACGCAACGTGTACAAGGCGACGCGTGCAATGCTATCGAGTTAACTATCAGCTTTCCTAATGGCTTGTATTACTCCAACGATACAGGCGGAATGGACGCTACATCGGTTACTCTTGATGCGGAAATCCGCAAAGTTGGGGAAACCGAGGAGTGGCATAAGTTACCGCTATCCAACCAAAAGGGTATGCAAGCCTTTGTTAAGAAATCCGGTGACGGATGGTCCTTCACGCGTCAAAAGTCTGATGCGGAAATCGCTGAAGGCGACTATAAGGGCAAAGTTACAGAGGCCACTAACACCGCCTTCTATCGTGTATATCGATTCGATAACCTCGATAAGGCACAATATGAAGTCCGTGTGCGTTGCTCCAGTAAGGACGGTAACTCAATCCGATACAACAATAAGGTGTACTGGAACCAGTTAACACAGATTATATACGATGACTTCGTGCATCCAGGCAAAGCACTTATCGGCATTAAAGCTTTGGCCACATCTCAACTTAACGGCTCTGACCCTGAAGTATCCTGGATACAAGAGCGCTCCGCCGTGTATGTGTTCAACCCGTATCAACAAAAGTACGAAGTCCAACGCGCGGATAATCCGGCATGGGCGGCGTATGATCTACTTCATATGGCGCGTAAGTTCGGTGATGAATACGTCGTGTTTGGCCAACCGCATGGACGCATGGACTACGATGCATTTAAGGCTTGGGCCAATAACTGCGATAAGAACGGATTCACGTTCAACTATATCTACGATAGCGCTAGTCGGTTATGGGATGCGCTCAAATATCCGGAGAACGTAGGGCGGGGGAAAGTCATTCCACAGGGGACTAGATTCACCTGTGTTAGTGATTATAAGTCGACACCGGTGCAGCTATTCACGGTGGCCAACATTAAGCAAGGTAGCTTCTCCGAGGAGTTCCAAGGAATCCAAAGCCGTGCCAACTCCGTGGAAATCTCCTTCCTTAATAAGGATAAGGACTACGAGCGTGATGTTATCCCCGTGTATGGCGATACATACGATGAATCGGATACACTTACCAACCCTGCACAAATTGAGCTCATGGGATGTACTAGCCTAGACCAGGCGTTCAAACATGGTAAGCACTACCTACGATGCAACAAGTACGAGGTGCGTACTGTATCTATCGAAGCTTTCACCGACGCCATAGCGTGTACCATAGGCGATATTATTCTTATCCAACATGACGTACCTGAATGGGGCGAAGGCGGTAGAGTAGTAGCTGTTACGGGTAATACTATTACCCTTGATAAGGACGTATCGACATTACCTGGCAAGCAATACCAACTACTGATCCGTAACAATGCTACCGATGCGGTGACTACGTTCACAGTACTCAGCGTGATTGGCCGTAACGTAACGGTTAAGGAATCAATTGCAGTCGAACCAGGTAGCGTGTACGCCTTTGGAGAGTTAACCAAAGCAGCTAAACTCTTTAGGGTGCTAGCTATCACGGAAGGCGGTACAGACCTTACTCGTAAAATACAGTGCATGGAATACTATCCAGAGGTATATACGAGTGATGATGGCACGGTACCAACTATCGACTATAAATCGGAAGTTGGGAGCGATATCGAGGATATTGGCCTAGTGAGTGATGTATACGGTGCTAATGGCATTATGTACTCACGGATAGCCGTCCGTTGGCAACTTCCTCGTGACGGCAAGATAACCAACGTAGTGGTTAACTATCGGAATGCTAAAAGTGATACCTGGAAATATGTTGGGAACTTCCCCGCATCACCTAATAACACGGAGATATCTGACGTACTGCTAGGGGCTACCTACGAGGTTAAGGCACAAGCGATTAACGATTTAGGGCAACTCACTACAGGGGTTACTAAGGAAATCGATATTCCTAAGATGCAAGCGCCTGGCGACGTGCAGAACCTACATGTCATTAGCCGATATAATCTAACCGCTGATAAGAGCGTGTACTATGATCTTCAAGTGATGTTCGAACCACCTGCTAACCCTGGCAACTTTGACAGTGCTGAGGTGTGGTACAAACTGAAATCTAAGAATGGCCAAGCCGTCACAGGTCAAGACTGGCAGTACGCGGGTAGTAGTAACAGCCAGGTCATCATCAAAGCTTTGGGCCCTGGGGAAGAGTACGAGGTTAAAGCCGTGGCCGTGGACAGGTTCGGTAATCGCTCCGATACCGCACAGGTAGTTGACGTCGTAGTCAAAGCCATGGACGAAGTACCGGACATGCCTAGGAACTTTACTGTGTCGTTCAAGGACCACGCCACCGCCTCATGGAACGATGTTCTTAACGCTGATGTGGACTACTACGAACTACGCACTGATAATGACCCAGGGAAGGATACCAACGCGCTACTTGCGAAGGTGAAAGGTACCTCAGCTAATTTACCGCTTACGAAACGAAGCGGTACAGTGTACTTGTACGCACGAAGTACGCTAGGCAAGTACTCAACGCCAGCAACATATTCGTATAACTTGCCACAGCTAGAGGCGCCTACGTTCGAGGTTAAGGACCAACTCGGAGGGTTCAGCCTGTACTTTGGGGCAAAGCCGCCACAGGCGTATATTATTCGTTGCCACGTTATCGGTGATGATCGTACGGACGATTTAGAAACCACGTCAAGCATGCTCACCTACTCCAATAAGGCCGGGGTGTATCGTGTGCGGTGTGAATACGTCGATGTGTTCGGTAGTAGCTTAGTGGCTGAGAAGTCGGTCACTATTAAGGATAGGGTTGATAAGAGCCTACTTGATGCGGAAGCATTAGGGCTAAAAGCTATGGACGAATCCATTCAAGCGATGAGTTCTGAAGTTGGAACAATGAAAACCTCTGTTAACGGGTTCGAATCTAAATTGGTTCAACTTGATAAGGGTATTACCCAAAAGGTAACTGACATTAATAAGAACCTATCTGGTCAAATTACTACGTTATCCAATGGTATCGACCTTAAGGTGACACAAGCCATCGGGAATATGAGTGGACAGGATATTGTTAGCCGGATTAACTTATCCCCTGAAGGTACTCGAATCGATGGCAAGCTATTACACGTAACAGGCCAAGCACTGTTCGATAATAACATCATCACAGAGGGCATGCTCCAAGCTAACTCGATAAGCGCGGATAAGATACAAGCCTTGTCCATTAGCAGTGATAAGTTACAAGCGGATAGTGTTACCGCGGATAAGTTAAAGGTAAATAGCCTTGACGCTATCACGGCAACGATTGGTACGCTCCGCACTAAAACGAGTGGCGCTCGTGTTGAGATATCCGATAACTTAATCCAGGTGTTTGATGATAACAATGTGCTGAGAGTGAGGTTAGGCCTATGGGACGACTAATTAAGTGGTTAAAAGAAAAGCTGACTTCGTTATTTAGAAAGAAAGGTGATACTGTGCCAGCTGGAATACAAGTATTTGATAAGAAGGGAACGGAAATTATTTCAATCACGGACCGATTAACACGAATCGTAGGGGTGAAACGATTTGACACTATTGAAGCTAGCGGTAGTGTAACGTTAAAACTAGCCAAGGGGCAACATATTTGGTATTTCTTTAACGCATACACAGATGATAATGACGTCAATATTATGAACTTTACAAACTTATATGACCTCATAGTAACTGACGATACCATCTCATGGAAGCTTCGCTCTTTTGCAGAGCAGTATAAAGGACGGCCATGTAAAATAGCATTGATATACGGGGTGATGTGATATGAACTATTTTGAAATCAAAAATGCAGACGATATTTTGACAATTAATGATAGCGAATCATGTTTATACCTAAAGTATCGGATTAATTTAAAGAACTTACCTATTCACGATAGGCGGGTAGAATCGGGTTCTGAATATTTATATAAGGGTGACGGCATTGCGTATCTTAAGTCCTATAACAGTGGTTATACAGTCGCCGTATATATCCCGATTCGGTTAAGAAAGCCAGATGAGTATTATGCGTATGCTCTATCCAGTAATACTCCACTTAAACATGTACGACTTACTGAAATTCGTAATCAACGACATCCGGATAGAATGGGTCGCTGGACCAATTACTTACAGGTGACTTTTGACTGTGATAGCGTTGAGGATATTCGTAAGATTGCGGACTCCGTTGAAATCTATGTCTATTCTAGCCGTATGCCTAAAACGGGTACTTCCGGCTTAGAGGTGTTTGATAAATACGGTACGCCTATATATAACAGTAACCTGCCAACATTACGAATTGCTCAAATTATCCGTAAAACCTTTAACGGCGATACACTCCTTAGTAAGGCAGATTATGAAATGGGCACTGTTAAATTCCAGGGCATCAAGAAGCCTGGCATGTGTTACACATACCCTATCTTAGATATTCACACCCCCACAGGCGGGTATGCTCAGCACTATATCAACTGGAACGGCGATAGCGTGATAATTGATACCAATTATAGGGGGGAAGTAGGTACACCGCTAGACCCTCAATCTGTCAAAACTACACAGGTATTAATCTGCGAACTAGATGGGACTGAGAACGTTCCTTCAACCGACGAAATGGAAATCTAAGGAGGCCTATATGATTGAACAAGACATCACATTATATGCGGGACAGGATTTTAGCATGACATACGTCGTCCCGCCTGGCGCCGATATGGACCTAAGCGAATACGAGGCCGTCTGCAAAATTCGTAAACGGCCCTATGATGATATGAAATTAGAGTTAACTCCTGTGGTACAGTCTAAGCAGGTAGGGTTCTTCATCAGCGGAAAGGATTCCGCTAAAGCCCAATTAAAGGGTGGTGATTACCTGTACGATGCGTTTATCTACAATGATCATAAGTGGATAAAGCTCGGACAGGGGACAGTCACCATCGTTCCAGATATTTCAATGCATAAATAAGGGGGAACACGATTATGGAAACAAATGAATTAATTTTAAAACTCGATAAGGACAGCACATTACCACTTATTGAGGGTTTAGGTAAAAGCGCCTATGCTATTGCAGTGGCTCATGGGTTCAGAGGTACTGAACAGGAATGGCTTGATAGTCTGAAAGGGTTACAAGGCCCTCAAGGTGACCCTGGACCGAAAGGCGACCCATTCCGATATGAAGATTTCACCGCCGAACAGTTAGAAGCCTTAAAAGGTCCTAAAGGCGATAAGGGTGAGGACGGACGAGACGGCGCAAGTGCCACAGCGGATAATGCGAAAGCCCTACTATTGCAAGGTAACGTATGGTGCGAAAGTGCCAGCGTTGACGATGTACTCACAGCCTTAATCAGTACTGTAGGTAAGCCATTCCCTCGGACAGACATTAAGCCTTTAACATTTACGCAACCAACAAAAGGACAAACAGAGTTGTCATTACAAGGTGAAAACCATTATAAGGTTTGTCTTGATAGCGATAGTGGCGAACCTGTAGAGATTATGAATGGAATAGCAACTATCACAATCCCAGCTTTTGGAAAAGATGATATTGTAGTTGATTATTTCAATATGTTAGGGGTAAAAGTATCAAATATTACTATTACTGGTATTAAGGACTTACAATTTACTGACAAAAACGGAATTACAGTCTTTAAAGAGGGTAACGTATTAACAGTTGACCTTACCAACCAAACGGAAAATATCGATAAGAATTATGACATTTCCGATAGACCTGCTTGGGTGTATGACGGCGTAACGGAATTTAAGTTTATTTCTAATTCCCCTAACAAAATTATTGGGTATGCGGAAACTAGCAAAATTCCAATTGACAACCTATATGCTACATTAAATACTATCGGCAATCCTAATATTAGTGTTATTTATTACCAATATGGTAAGGATTACATTGAATCATTTGTATTAATAACTGTAAATTTGTATTCTAGTAAAATTGTAAATGGTAGCCGTCAAGTTAAATTCTTAGGTAGAAAAAATTCTAGAATAAAAGTAGATAAATTAATTAAAAAGAAAGCTACTTACATTTCTAATCCAATGACTGAAGAGTTTGATGGGGCTATACAAACAGTAGGCATATTCTACAATGAAGTTGCCGATAATGAATAATTAGCAGTCATAAGGGAGAACACATGCAAGAATTAACGAATTTTATGAGCGAGGCTTGGCGGACATTGACGGATTCATTCGTTCTAAAGGCCTTGCATGTGTTCCCATTACGTAGCTATCACATTTAGGGGGAGTGAATGGATATATTGAACGACATTTTAGTAATGCTGATTAGCGGTGTGTCACATGAGCATATAGTCAGTATGGGAGTTATCATCATATTAACAACCGTACTGCTATTCATTGACGCAGCGCAACGCATTACGACGGAGGTGCTTAGGTATAACAAGGATAATCACAGGAGCAATACGCCTATAACATTACTTACAACGCTCGCATGGTATGGCTGGGGAAAGGGTGGATATGTTGATGCCACTACAGGGCTGAAACGTAGGTACCTGATGAGTGAACGCTTACGATCCGATTTACTAACGAAGTTATGCGTCCAGTATCCAGCGTGGATGGTCTTATCGGTAGTATTTGAATCGCTACCGGATATCCCGATTCCGAATACTGAACTATTCCTGGACCATATTTTCTCATTCCTATTCATGCTGATTCCGTTCTTCGCCGAATGTTGGTCAATTATCGAGAACTTACGCGAAATGGTTGAAGATGACCTCGTCGACTTTGGAAAGGTATTTCAGGGGGTACTAGAAATTATCAGAGCATGGAGGGGAAATGGATAAGTTAGCTATCATTAACCGCATCAAGCGGTCATATCAATCCATACGAATAGCTGGCATTCGGCCAACTGGTGTATTAGCAACGAGGGCGCTAGTCCTCGTCATGCTAGTACCGATGATACTCGTAGTTGCCCAGTATGTATTATCGACAATTAAAGGCTATGTATCGCCTGAAGCTAATCAGCTTATCGATAAGGGTATTCTTATCATTGATCATATATTCGTGCCGTCGGTGCTTATGTCCATTGTTGGATTATGTGGCATGTTCATCGATAAGAATCATAATGGTATACCAGATAAGTTAGAGGAGCCTAATACGTTGCCTATGAACAAACCTGGCATACAGCAATTAGCGGATGACGTTAACCATGACGAGAGGGGGAAATAAATGTTTAGACAACTTACAATGGACGAGTTAAAGTCCTTAGCACTAGATGCATATGGCCAAATTGAAAAAGCCTACCTACATTGGACAGGGGTCAAAGGCGGTAAGCACTTCACAGATTACCATATCAACATCGACCGAGATGGCACGATGTGGACCGATATGGAGGCCTTAACCGATTATAAGGAACACACTTATATGCGAAATAGTAACGCTGTAGGCATAGCTATTGAGGCATGTTGGGATGCAGTCAGTGAAAATAATCTAGGTAGTGAACCACCTACAACAGCACAATTAACTACTATGACACAGATTATGGCGGTGCTCACAATTAATGCAGGTGTACCACTTGACCTACAACATCAAATGACACACGCTGAAGCAGCCGATAATAAGGACGGCCTAGACCTCTATTATTTAGACCCGACGGGCTATCCAAACAATACATATGGCCCAGACTCCAACGTTGACCGATGGGACCTCTTAGTGGTTCATGAAGGTGATGAACGATGGAGCGGTGGCGATTGGTTACGTGGCACCGCTCGATGGTGGGGCGCTCAGTGGGGTAGTACGATTTAGGAAGGAGCAATTATGTATGAAAGTATCAAGAACAAAATTGTATCTGCGTTTACTCTTAAGCGCGTTATTTGTGGTGTGCTTAGCATTCTTATCATCTGTTTCACATGCAGCCTCATCGGAGGGTACCTCGACACAAGAGCCGACTATCAGCGTACCCGTGAGCAGTTGGAACGAACTCAAAGGGCGCTTGATGCAAGCCGAAAGCTCAATCAACAACTCCGAGAAAGCATTGCAACAAGCCAACAGCTTAACCGCGACGCAGGGAACAGCATTAACAGAATTGAAGATTATCAACGAAGAACGGACGAAGGAATTGAACGCGCTCAAAGCAATCAACGAGAAACAGGGGAACGAATTAACGAAAGCCTCCAATCTCTTGACAACGCAAGAAGCGAAATTGAACGAAGCCTCGACCTCATTAGAAGAATTGACAGAGCAAATCAAACGCAACAAACGAACAGAACAGCGCCTTAAAAGGCAACGTGACACATGGGCCGTGGTAAGCGGTGTATTCGGATTAGCAGGTGCAATTCGTCGATGATTGAGAGGTGATCCATATATCTCCTGAGCATGAGCAGGTGGACTCATGGATTGATTTCAAAAGATTATCGAAAGAATGACAAAAGATTAAAAGAGCCTACTAACTTAGAAAATATCTAGGTTGGTAGGCCCTATTTTACTTTTAATTGTAGATGGAAGTATTTGAATGTCTTGTAAATATACTATATAATTGAAACGATAAACGTTTAAAATTTATTAGAATTTAGAATAGTAGCTCAACTGTGGCTCACCCTATAATACTATAAATCCAGTATTAATCAGTATTTTAGGACCATAGAAATTATTAAAAGAGGATAATTCCTACAAAAACATACTGTATTTATAAAAGGAGGTCCT